GCCACGGTGCCTGCCCCCGGACCCGTGCAGGCGCAGACCGTCCCGGCCGTCCCGGCGTCGTTCCCGACCCCGCGCGTGGTGCCGTCCTTCAGCACGATCGCCCTGACGATCATCTCCTAGACCCCCCGCCCCACGGCCTCGAACGAGAACGGCGCGATGTCGCCCACCGCGCCCCCGAGCTGGAGGCGCAGGACCTCGGCCTTCGTCATGTAGCCGGACCCCGTCGAGGTGCTGCCCTCCGTGATGGTCTCGGGAAGCGCCACCACCACGACGTCGGAGACCGCCACGTTGTCGAACAGCACGGGGTCGACCTCGCCCACCCCCTGCTGGAGGAACCCGCTCCCCGTAATGCGCCCCGACTTGAGGCCTCCGCGCCGCACACGGGTCGAGTTCCCGAACACCGTCACGTCCAAGGACTCGGCCTCCTTGTCGACCGCCACCTGGTTCATTTGGCCGCTAAGGTCGTACCCCGCGGCGAACACCTGCGCGTCCTTCAGCACCACGGTCATGGCCTATCCCCCTCGTCTCCGCACTCCACGCACACCCTCCCGCCCGGCGCCCCCATGCGGGGGGCCTCGATCCAGGCGTGCCGGTGTGCCCCGTCGTCCTGCACCGCTGCGGGCTCCGGCGCTGGCGCGACCTCCAGCTCCCGCAGCAGGGCGTCGGCCCCCGCGACGATCGCCACGGCCTGGGCCCGGATCGCGACCAGTTGCTCGAGCGTCACGACGACGTCGCCGCGTCTCGGACGACCTGATAGTTGCACCCAACCACCGACCGGCCGCCGGCGTCGGGCCCGAGGTCAAATGGCGACTGCAGGGCCTGAACCCACCGGAGCTGCACTCCGTTCACCGCGCGGGCTGCGCCGTCGAGCGCGTAGAAGATGTCCCGCGCCCGCTTGAGGGCCGAGTCCAGGCGCGGGGCCCGCGCCAGGACCTGGACGCGCTCGACCTCCGCCAGCATCTGGCCCGCGGACGCCGCCATCGCGCGCACGGGCTCGAGCCCCCCGTAGTGGATCACGGCCACCGCCTCGTCCGGCGCGCTCGGGAGCATCCCCTTGAAGAGGTCGACCCCGAACGTCCCGTGCCCGCCCGTCGAGATCAGGTCCGCCACGTCATCGAGCAGCAAGCGCCTTGACCCCCCGCCTCACGTCGGCCGCCAGCCTCGCGTCCATGCCGGGCACCGCCTCGAGGAGCGGTTTCTCCAGATACTTGAGGGGCCGCAGCCCCCGCCGCCCGATCGCGCGCGCGAGCGGGTAGAGCGCGTCCTCCGGGATGCCGTGCCGGCGCGCCCAGCCTCGCAGCGCCTCGGGCGGCAGCATGAAGGGCGCGCGCCCGACCGCGGGGCCCGTCCCCTCGTGCACGTACAGCGCATAGCGCTGCGCCGCGCCCCCGTACCCAAGCGTCACCACGACCCCCAGGGTGTCGGCCTTCGGGGCCTGGACGTGCCCGCTCGCCCGCAGGACCCCCATGTCGACCGGCACGAACTCGCGCTTCGAGCGCGTCATGATGCGCTCGCCCTCGCGGTACAGGGCGGAACCCGCGAGCTTCGGGCCCGCTGCCCCGGCGCGCCTGAGCGCGGCCCGGAGCCTCTCGCTCCCCACCAGCACCGTCCTGGAGTCCGCCACCTACGCCTCCGGCCCGCCGTTAGCCGACCACTCGGGGTTGAGGCGCGTCGCCCGGCTCTCGTCGGCCCAGACTCCGCGCCCGAAGCCCCGCACGAACGCCCACATCGTGCCGGCCAGCGCCCCGGACTCCACGCCGCTCATCGGGTCCGCCAGCAAGCTCTCGTGGAACACGTCGTCCGGCACCTTCTTGTCCCGGACCTCGAGCCGCGACCCGTCGTCCAGCACCCAGTACCCAAACTGGTACGGGAAGTCGTGCACGACCGCGCCCCGGTTGCCGCGCCCGCCCGCCAGCAGGTACGCGAGCGGGGCGCGCGGGACCGACGCGAGGTCCGTCACGAACTCCGCCGGCACCAGCACGACCCGGCCGCCCAGCGCCTCGCTTCGGTACCGGAGGGGCGCGAGCGTCATCCAGACCGCGCGGCGCTTTGCCCACCCTACCTGCCGGATGTCGAGGTCGCTGAGGAACCCGCTCGCCACGGCTCTATTCTACCGCCCCGGCGCCCGGGGGCCGCGGTCCGGACGGTAGGGGCCTCACGCCAGATACGCCACGACGTGCGTCGCGCCGCGGTCGTCGGGCAGCCGCTGGACGTCCAGGAGCGCGGGGCGCCGCACCGTCTCCTCCGTCGAGCCTGCGTCCCCGGTCGAGAGCGTGACGCGGTCGTGGGCGTCGAGCGCCGGCGCCCCGGCGAAGTAGACCGTGCGGGTCGAGAGCACCTGCTCGCCCCGCAGGTCCCGCACCAGGCGGTGGCGCCCCACCACGCGGGCTCGATATGCCACATCGTTCCCCCACACGGGCTCCCCGTAGTCGTCGGCGCAGGTCCGGCGCGCGACCCCCACGGTCTGGCGGCACAGGCCGTCGAGCTCGGGCAGCACGCTCAGGCGCTCCGGACCCGGATCAGGATCGGGTCCCCGGAGGGGAAGAACACGACGTCGTCGTTCACGTCCTTAATGTGGAACCGCAGCTCGTACGGGCTCAAGGTCGCGCGGAACTGGCACGACGTGCAGACGCTGAACCCCACGTGCCCGCACGAGGCCGTCACCTCCGTGACGGTGCCGGTGCTGGTGGTCACCACGGCCCCGGTCCGGTCGTACAGCCAGGACGAGACGCGGTCGTTCGCGCTGATGTTGAGCGACGTCGAGCAGTACTGGAGCTGGAAGTCCAGCCTGCCGGTCCAGCCCTCGACGATCTCGACCGGGTCCGCCATCAGAGCTTCTCCACCGCGCGCGCGTTCGCCAGGATCTCGACGCGCCGGGCCGCCAGGATCTCGACCACCGCCACCAGGACGTCCCCCAGGCCGGCGCCCGTGATATCGAGCGCCGCGATCACGTCCGCGAGCCCGGCCCGCAGGGTGTCGCTCGCGTCGACCGTCGTGACCTGGTCGAGGGCCTCCGAGAGCGCCGCCCGCAGGGCTTCGGTGAGCCACTGGTCCGCCCTCAGGTCGGGCGCGTCCTGGAGGCCCGCGCGCCCCTCGTCCGTGAGGTCGAGGCGCGCCAGGAGGTCCCCGTACTCGGAGAGCGCGGCCCGCAGGCTCTCGCTCGCGTCCACCACCACCACGACCTCGGGCTGCTCCTGGAGCCCGGCCCGCAGGGAGTCCGGCACCCCGAACGTCACCAGCACGGCCCCGACGTCCTGGAGCCCGGCCCGCAGCGCCTCGGTCAGGTCAAGGTCGTTGTCGAACGCGCCCGCCTCCTGGAGCCCGGCCCGCAGGGAATCCGAGGCCGCGAGCGCGGCCAGCAGGTCCTCGGCGGACGCGAGCCCGACCCGCATCTGGTCCGAGGCGTCCACCACCACGACGACATCCCCGACCTCGCTCACGCGCGCAGGCAGAGCGTCCGCGACGTCCAGCAGGGCGCGGAGGTCCCCGTACTCCGAGAGCCCGGCGCGGGCCTCGTCGCTCACCGCGAGCGACACGATGGTGTCGCCGTACTCCGAGAGCCCGGCGCGCAGCGCCTCCACGACCTCCTTCTCGACGGTCACGACCGCGCCCGACGCCCAGTAGAGGAGCAAGAGATGCGATGCGATCACACCGGGACCCCGAAGACGTCGACGCCGTCGCTTGAGTTCGTGAGCGTCTCGAGCCGGAGCTTGAACATCCCCGCCCCAGCCGTGTCGATAAGTTGCGGCCGCGAGAGCTTGTCGCCACACGAGCTGAGGCCCGTCGCCGCATACAGCTCGACAGCCGTGAAGGTCAGGAGCGAACCCGCGCCGATCGGCTGCGGCGTTGTCTGGGCGTCAAAGTAGATCGGTCGGACCGTCGCGCTCCCACACGACGACGCGAACTGTGCCCATACCACGAGCGCCCCGCGGTTGCGCGTGAACTCCGCGCACGACCCGCCGAGGTCAGTGGTGGCGCTGCTCCCGAACCCCACCATGTCCTTGTTGGTGTCGGTCGTCGTCATGGCGGC